TTTTAAGGCAATTTGGGCTATTTTTGATGTTTTGATGTTTATTTTAGCTGCAATTTCGCTTAATTTAACAACTTATAACCTCGGTTACGTGTGGTTTGGCATCAGTATGACCATCACATTCGTACTAGCTGGTTTAATTAGTGAGCTAGCCGCAAAAAAAGGCTAGAAAGGAGGTGATAATAATTGCCGATATTTAATTTAGCAACCGAAAGCCCACCGAATAACCAAGGGGGCTTTTTTGATATCACTGATCCAGAGTTTTTAGCTACCTTGAATGGTAGTGAGTGGGTATCAGCCGAAACCGCTCTAAAAAACTCGGACCTATTCTCTATTATCAGTCAGCTATCCAACGACCTTGCGACTGCTAAGCTAACAACTAGCCGAAAACAAATGCAAGGTATCGTGGATAATCCGTCAAACAGTGCTAACCGCTTCAATTTCTACCAGTCTATCTTTGCTCAAATGCTATTGGGTGGTGAAGCCTTTGCATATCGATGGCGTAATGATAACGGGCGTGATATGAAGTGGGAGTATTTAAGACCGTCTCAAGTCACTTTCAACCGATTGGACAATCAGAATGGTCTTTATTACAACATCACGTTTGATGACCCACGCATTCCACCGAAACAACATGTTCCACAAAGCGATATCTTACACTTCAGACTGCTATCTGTAGATGGTGGATTGACAAGCGTAAGTCCGTTGATGGCTTTAGGTAGAGAATTAGACATTCAAAAAGCTAGTGATAAGCTAACGCTTAATTCCCTTAAAAACGCCCTAAATGCTAATGGTATTTTGAAAATTAAGGGCGGTGGTTTGCTCGATTTCAAAACTAAGGTCTCACGCTCTCGACAAGCGATGAAGCAAATGCAAGGCGGTCCGTTGGTACTGGATGATTTAGAGGATTTCACACCTCTTGAAATCAAGTCCAACGTGGCCCAACTACTTAAGCAAGCGGACTGGACGACCGGACAATTTGCGAAAGTCTACGGTATCCCAGAAAACGTTGTCGGTGGACAAGGTGACCAACAATCGTCACTTGAAATGAGTTCTAACGTCTACTCTAAAGCAGTGGCACGCTATTTAAGACCATTTCTTAGTGAATTGTCTCAAAAACTTTCATGCGATGTGGATGCGGATATTTTTCCAGCGGTTGACCCGACTGGTGCTAACTATATCAGCCGTATCAATAGCATGGTTAAAAGTGGCACACTCGCACAGAATCAAGGCTTGTATATTTTGCAGCAAGCTGAAATTCTACCTAAAGAGTTGCCAGAGGGTAAGAACCCTAACCGTACCACATTGAAAGGAGGTGAGATAAATGGGCAAGATTGACATTAAAGGCGATATTGTAAGTGATGATGCTGGTGCATTCTACGAATACTTTGGCATGTCTAGCACCTATCCAAAACTGGTACAAGATGCCATTGCTAACGATGAAGACGAAGAAATCACGCTTAACATTGCGTCTAATGGTGGTGATGTGTTCGCAGCTAGCGAAATCTATACAATGCTTAAGGCTAGCGGCAAACGTATTGTGGTTAATGTGCAAGGGCTTGCGGCTAGTGCTGCAAGTGTTATTTCTATGGCTGGTGATACCGTGCGTATCAGTCCAACGGCACATATTATGATACATAAGGCATCCACTGGCATCGTCGGTAATAGCGATGACCTAGAACATCAATCAGCGGTGCTTAATAGTATTGATGAATCCATTGCTTTGGCTTATGAGATGAAGACCGGTCTTAAACAACCAGAATTACTTGACCTCATGGCTAAAGAGACATGGCTAAATGCTAAAACTGCCGTTGATAAAGGCTTTGCAGATGAAATCATGTTCTTCGATAACGATGAAGAAGAAATCATGGTTACGAATGCCGTGCATCAACTACCAAGCAAATCAGCAATCACTAAATTTAAGAATATGATTGCGACGCCAAAAACCAATTCATTGCGTGAGCAGAAATTGGCTATTTTACTTGAAAAATGAAAGGAAGATGATTAATGAAAACATCAAACGAATTGCATGACCTTTGGGTTGCTCAAGGCGACAAGGTCGAAAATCTAAATGAAAAACTTAACGTAGCTATGCTTGATGATTCAGTAACCGCTGAAGAATTGCAAGCTATTAAAAACGAGCGTGACACTGCCAAAATGAAGCGTGACATGTTCAAAGAACAATATACTGAAGCTCGTGCTAGTGAAGTTGCAAACATGTCTGAAGAAGACAAGAAACCATTGACTGAAAACGAAGAAGAAGTTAAAGCTTCTTTTGTTAAAGACTTTAAAAACCTTGTTCGTGGTCGTTACCAAAACTTGCTCGATTCTAAAACAGACGGAACTGGTGCTGATGCTGGCTTGACTATCCCACAAGATATTCGTACAGCTATCAATACATTGGTTCGTCAATACGATTCATTGCAAGAGTATGTAAATGTTGAAAACGTAACTACTCTTACTGGTTCTCGTGTTTACGAAAAATGGGCTGATATTACCGGACTTACTAAAATTGATGATGAAGCTGGTCAAATCGGTCAAAACGACGATCCAAAACTTTCTCTTATCCGCTACACAATCAAACGCTACGCTGGTATCTCAACAGTAACTAACAGCTTGCTTGCTGATTCTGCTGAAAATATCCTTGCATGGTTGTCTGGATGGATTGCGAAGAAAGTCGTTGTTACTCGTAACAAAGCCATCTTGGAAGTTATTGCAACACTTCCAACTAAACCAACATTGGCTAAATGGGATGATATCATTGACCTCGAAGCTAAAGTTGACCCAGCGATTAAACAAACATCATTCTTCTTGACTAACACTTCAGGTTTCACTGCCCTTAAGAAAGTTAAGAATGCAATGGGTGACTACCTCATGGAGCGTGATGTGAAATCACCAACTGGTTACTCAATCGACGGTTTCGCAGTTAAAGAAGTATCTGACCGCTGGCTTGCTAATGCTACTACTGGAGCTATGCCATTGTATTTCGGTGACTTGAAACAAGCGGTAACATTGTTTGACCGCCAACACTTGTCACTACTTTCAACAAATATCGGTGGTGGTGCGTTTGAAACTGATACGACTAAAGTACGCGTGATTGACCGTTTCGACGTTGTTAAAACCGATGAAGAAGCGTTTGTGCCAGCGTCATTCAAAGCTATCGCTGACCAAAAAGCTAATCTTACACCAGGGGCTTAATTTAGGAGGTAAGTAATGAGTGTATCTAAGGAAACTATCATGCAGACCCTCAATCTGGATGAGACAGACGACACTGCACTCATTCCAGCTTACATTGAATCGGCTCAACAGTACATTATCAATGCAGTCGGCAGTGACAAGAAGTTTTACGACCTTGAGAGCGTAGAATCTCTATATGACACGGCCGTAATAGCTCTCACAAGCTCTTATTTCACTTATAGAGTGGCTTTAACGGACACGGTGACTTATCCGATTAACCTAACTTTAAATAGCATAATCGGGCAATTAAGGGGCTTATACGCAACGTACAGTGAAGAAAGAGGTGACTAATGCCTAAAGTTAGATATTTACCCTCAGACTTTCGTTTCAAGGCTGATTTTGGTACATACCAAAGCACCCCTAATAAATTTACGGGCGTGAGCGTGCCAAAGTTTGTGAAACAGTTTACGCTGCACTATAAGCCACACACTCGCACACTCAATCAAGAGTATTTGGCCCAACAAAATGGCGAAAGCGATACACGAGTGATTGTTATTCGCCACAACGCTAAAGTGATTGAAGGTCAAGTCGCTGTTTTAAATGGCACTCAGTATGATATTGTGCGTGTTAGCCCAAACGAAAACTTTGGGCTCAATCGCTACGACTTTCTGACTTTGAGAAAGCATAAGAAAGTTGGGTGATAGCTTATGGTAGGGCTTGACAAAGCACTAGAGGGCTGGCTTGAAACAGTAGCTAGCATTGGTGATTTAACACCAGCGGAACAAGCCAAAATAACAACCGCTGGCGCAAAGGTGTTTCAAAAAGAGTTGGAAGAAGTCACTCGAGAGAAACACTACTCAAACAAAAAAGATTTGAAGTATGGACACATGGCTGACGGTTTATCTGTCCAGTCCACTAATGCGGACGGCAGAAAGAACGGTGTGGCAACCGTAGGCTGGAAGAATAATTACCACGCACAAAATGCCAGACGATTAAATGACGGTACGAAGAAATACCGTGCCGATCATTTCGTTACCAATGTCCAAAACGATAGTGCCGTTCAAAGAAAGGTGCTATTAGCAGAAAAAGAGGAGTATGAAAAACTCATTCGCAAGAAAGGAGGAAAGTGATTAAGTGTTAGCAACCGTAAAACTAAAAGAGCTGATTGACGGCAAAGAATTTGGTGAAATAAGCGAAATCTACGCAAACAACTTGCCTAAAGAACTCGAAGAAAACACCGATAAGACAATCGTTTTGCTCACTGAAAGCAATCCATCACTTGATTTGAGTGGGAATAATACCTTTTTCGGAAAAACGGATAGAGTGGAAGTCCAGATTTTTTACAAGGCTGATATTGATTTTGATATCGAAGCCTTTGAAATGGAATTGCTGAAATTCCTAAAATCTGAACACTACTCAATTACAGATATGAGAGAACATAGCATAGACCCCGATACATTACAGATTACGGCGGTCTTTTTTGTTGCTCTCGATAAATTAATTTAACAAAGGAGAAATTACTATATGGCAATTGTAGGTTTGAAAATGGTTCGACTTGCTTTGGTTGACCCAAAAACCCAAAAACTACTTAAAGGTGCTGACGGCCTTTCAACTGATGGCGTGATTGAAGTTGACTCAGCTATGCTTGGTACTCGTACCGCTAACATCTCAAACTTGGAAGGTCAAGCGACTAAAATTCCCGGGAACAACTCAGTGCAAGATGTTATGATTGCACCGGGTTCACCAACAGTAGCGTTCGACTTCAATAACCTTGACTTTGAAATCAAACAGAAAATGCTTGGTTTTAAACCAGACGGCAAGGGTGGTTACGTTATGGACGGTGAAAAACCACACACGGCGGTATTGATTGAATCTGAAACACTTGACCGCAAACACTCAGTGTTCTTTGGTTTCGCTAACGGTATTATGCAAGAATCAACTCAAAACGTTGCTACAGATACCGATACTGCTCAAACTCGTCAAGATGATAACATGACATTCAATGCCTTGTCAGCGATTGCGTTCGGCGGTGAGCCATACAAGAAATACTATTCTGGTGCATCTACGTTTGATAAAACTAACATGTTCAAAGAAGTCTTCGGGGGCTATGCCCTTCCTGCTGCTTCAAACAGTATTTAATAATTCGCAAGAGGTCGGGCTAATGGCCTGACCTCTATTTTGTGTTAAAGGAGTAAAAGATAAATGGAAATCAAAACTATTAAAATCCCAGAAATCAGTAAAAAGGCGTTTGAAGTAGCTACGAGCAACCGCAATGTCTTGCGTATGCACGAGTACCAACTTGCCGTACTTAAAATCAGCGACACCGTTGAAGAAGGTGACACGCAAGAGCAAGCACAAGCGAGCTTCACAATCCTCAAAGAAATGCTTAGTTTTATCCGTGCGGTTCTCAAGTTGGATGATGAAGCCTATGACAAATTGCTTGATTTGGACAACGAACGTACACAAGAGATTGCCGAAAAATTGGTGGGTTATATGTACGGATTGACAGACGAACAACTTGAAAACGCCGCTGGTGAAACTGACCCAAAAGATTAAAGTCTAAAGGCGAACAGATTTTTGATTTAGAAAATCGCATTGAAGATTTGAAAATCATTGCTAAAAAATCAATCCAAGGCTTTGGGTGGACACTAGATCAGTATTACGACACTGACTATTACGAGCTAATGAAAATCTTAAATGCCAAAGAGGAAGAAGATAGAATGGTGGACCCAACATCTTTACTCTAAATATTTAAGGGAAGGAGGAAAAAACATACATGGCAAAAGTACAAGCTACCATGTCCACGGAAATTGCTTTGGATACGCTTCAAGCAGCTAACTCGATTAAGCGGTTAACTCAGTTAGTCAATAGCTCTACGAACGCATGGAAGGCACAAGAAAGCCAAATGCGTAGCGCTGGTGACTATCTAGGAGCAGCACAAGCTAAGTATGACGGTTTGGGAAATGCCATCCAAAACCAACAACATAAGATTGAGAAACTGAAACAAGAGCAGTCTCAACTTAAAGGTAGCACCGCTGAAACCGCTGAACAGTACCTTAAGTACCAACAACAGATTGACCAAGCTACTACACGTTTGGCATCGTTGGAAAATCAACAGCGACAAGCTAAGAATAGCCTAGATTACCACAAGTCTGGGCTATCCGAATTGCAGCGTGAGTACAAAGCTCAAAATGAAGCCTCAGATACTTATATCAAGCGTTTAAAAGCTGAAGGCAAAGAGGACGAAGCTAGGCAAGAACAACTCAAGCAATACAAGGGTTCTATTACTAACTTAAATAAGCAGTATGAGACCCAAAAAGAAATGCTTGAGCGTGTCGCTAAACAGTCCGGAAGAACAAGCGATGAATACCGTAAGCAAAAGCAACGCTTGGATGAAACGGCTACTAGCTTAGCACATACTAGAAACGCCGCTGACAAGCTCAATGACGAGATTGAGCAAAGTCAACGATCTAGCACGTTCATCGGACGCTTGAAAGATAGCTTCAAACGTTTAGGGAACGAGGTTAACGAGACCGAGCATAAAACTTCACGCCTAAAAGGTATCTTTGGGGCTACGTTTGCAGCTAACTTGATTAGTAATGGTTTCCAAAACGCATTGGGAGCTATCAAGGGTAAGTTTGACGAAATCGCCCAATCAAGTGCCGAATACGTTAAATATCAACAAACCATGAATGCCACTTGGCTAACACTTACTGGTAATGCTGAAGAAGGTAAGAAGATGGTCGACATGACCAACCAAATGGCACAAGCGGCGGCTAACTCAACCGAAATGGTTGACGGTATGAACCAGAAATTCTATGCCGTTACCCACAACACCGAGTTGACCAAGCAACAAACACAAGCCATTCTTACCTTGCAAGATGCGTTTGGTCAGACCGATGCAGCCGTGGAAAACTTTGCTACTCAGTGGGCTCAAATGATTGCCAATGGTAAGGTTCAAGGGCAAGACATGATGTCTATTATCAATGTCTTCCCAGAAATGAAGAACCAACTGAAAGAAGTTGCCGCACAAGAATTGGGCATTGCAGACATGACCGCAGATAAATATGCGGAACTCCAAAAAGACGGTAAGATTACCGCTGAGATGGCACAGAAAGCCTTGTTCGAGTTGCAAGACAAGTACAAGGACGCTACTGCCAATTTCTCAACTACCATCGGTGGTCTTGAAAGAACTATCCAGTCTCGTATGCCGGCGGTAGTTGCGGCGTTTCGTGACCCAATTGATAAAATGAAAAATCCTTTCTTGCAACAGATTGGGAATTGGGTTGCTGACCCTAACACTGAAACGAAGTTTAAAGATTTAGGGGAGCATGTTTCCAAAGGTCTAGGCACTATCATGGACGCATTCTCTAAAGTCTTTAATCTCGGTAATGGTACAGATAAACTTAATGGCTTAATGGACGGTCTCAATAAGTTTGTCGATAATCTGAGCAAGAGCATCGCTAACAACGCCCCTAAAATTGTAGCTTTCTTCAAGGAAGTTAAAGATAGTCTAGGTGCAGTTTTCAGCATTGGTAAAGACTTTGCTGGTGGTGTTTGGGAAGTAGCCGTAGACATGATTAAGGGTGTCGCTGGGGCGTTTAACCTCATGACCGGAAACGGTAAGAAGGCTAAAGGACCAGTTACATCACTATCCAAGGCTTTGGGTGGTATTGCAAAACACAAGACGGCTATTAAAACAGTTGGTTCTTTGTTTGCTGCTTACTTTGTAGGTTCTAAGGTCGCTCTTGGAATAACGGCAGTAGTCAAAGGTATCCACGCATGGCGAACAGCTACGGTTGGTATGACGGCAGCCCAAAAGGCAATGAACTTAGCTATGGCTTCCAACCCTATTGGTTTAATCGTGGTTGCGGTAACAGCGGCTATCACTGCCCTAGTGTTGCTTTACAAACACAACAAGAAATTCAAGAAATTTGTTGATGGCATGTTCAGCGCTGCAAAAAAAGCCTTTGACAAAATCTTCAAAGTGACTAAAGAAATCTTTGGCAAGATCATTGATTTTTTCAAGAAGGACTGGAAACAAGTCCTTTTATTTATTGCCAATCCTATTGCTGGAGCTTTTGCTTTAATTTACAAGCACAATAAAAAGTTCAAGAAATTCGTTGATGGTATCGTAAAAAGTATAAAAGACGGTTTCTCTAATGCTGGCAAGTGGCTCGGTAAGACATGGGATGGCATGAAGAAAACTTGGACGGGTGCGATGGACTCAATGACCAAGAGCGCCAAGAAAGGTTTTGAAAAGACCAAGACTTACTTCACTGGTGGTGAAAAAGGCATTAAAGCCTTCACTAACACCGCTAAGAAGTTGCTTGTAATCTCTAATCCAGTAGTCGCTGGTTTTGAGTTGATGTATAAGCATAACAAGCCGTTCAAGAAGTTTGTTGATAGCACCGTGGACCATGTCAAAGATATGGCGAAGGGCGTTGCAAAACACATGAGTAGCCTTAAGAAAGATTGGGGCGAAAAATGGGACAACGTCAAGAAATTCGCATCAAAAACATGGGAAGGTATCAAGGGCAATGCTACGGAAGCCATGACCGCCCTTGGTAAGGATATCGATAAACACCATAAAGGTATCAATAAGAACTGGTTTGACGGTTGGGAAAACTCTAAAAAATTCCTTTCGAAGAAATGGGATGAAATCGGAGCGTTAACGCAAGAAAAATTCGGTGTTAACATTACCAAACTAATCACGGACGCCTTAACCAACATTGCTAAATTCTTCAAAGATACGTGGGATAACGTTAAAAAAGGTTTCGGTGAGATGTGGGACGGCATGAAGAAACTTGCCGGCGACGGTATTAATGCTGTCATTGCGTTGCCAAACGCTGGTATCGACGGTATTAACAAACTGATTTCTGATTTCGGTGGTAGTAAAGAAGCTATCTCTAAAATCCCGAAAGTTAAGTTTGCCGGTGGTACTGGTATGTTTAGCTCATACCGAAATCCAATCACCAAGCCTACGTTAGCTACACTAAATGACGGTTATGATAGCCCAGAAACCAACAATCAAGAAATGGTCATTCTGCCTAACGGTAAGTCATTCTTGCCACAAGGTCGAAACGTTGAATACCTCTTACCAGCCGGTTCGGAAGTCATCAACGCAAGCGAATTGGCTATGCTCATGGGTGTTGAACGTGGAGCGTTTGCCAAAGGTACTGGTTTCTGGTCTAAAATCTGGGATACGGCTACTAACGTTGCTGGCTCAGTTTGGGATACCATGAAGAATGGTGTTGACAAATTCATGAAAATGATTGAGTTTGTCACCGATGTCGTAAAAGACCCCGTTGGATCATTAGCTAAGAAATTCAGCCCTAATGCTGATAAGTTAGCTGGTATGTTTAATCCACTCGGTAATGCCTTGTATAAGAAACCGGTTGAAGAAGCTAAGAACTGGTGGAAAGAACTTTGGTCTATGGCTAGTGCTTCAATGGATGAAGGCACAGTGGCTATGGGGGCTAAAGGCGATGACTACCGATTTAAAGACAAGGCTAAAGACGCTGGTGCTGACCCGTGGGGTTATTTCTACCGTGAGTGTGTATCCTTTGTCGCCAGCCGTTTGGCTAACCTTGGTGTTAAACCTAGTCTATTTAGTCACCTCGGTAATGGTAACCAATGGATTTCTGCCAGCGTGCCACACTTAAGCAGACCTAAACCGGGAACGGTAGCGGTTTATACTGGTGGTCCAGTATCAAGCAACCACGTTGACTTTGTAACGGCAGTGCATGGCGATACTTACGATGGTGAAGAATACAACTACGGTGGTAATGGTCAGTATCACCAATATGCAGGGCGTCATATCTCTAACGCTGCTACCTTCCTTGATTTTGGGGTGCGTGATAGTGGTGGCGGTGGTGAAGACAATAGTAAGCCACTTAAGGACCGCAATAGTCCACTCCAAACGTTGATTAAACGCCAGGTCGGTGGCATGTTTGACTGGATTAAGAAAACCCTTGGTCCATTGCTCAGCCCTCCGGGTGGTGGTGAAGATGGACCACAAGGAACTGGTGTTTCTCGTTGGCGTGAGTCCGTAGTTAGAGCGTTGAAGGCTAATGGTATTGAACCAAATGACTTCCGTGTTTCTAAGATTTTGGCAACAATCCAACGTGAATCTGGTGGTGACCCTAACGTTCAAAATAACTGGGATAGTAACGCCAGAGCTGGTACACCATCTATTGGTTTGATGCAGACTATCCAACCAACGTTCGACGCATATAAACACGCTGGTCACAACAATATCCGAAACGGTTATGACAACTTGCTTGCTGCAATCAACTACATCAAGCACCGCTATGGTACGTCAGACGCAGCCTTTAACCGTGTCGCAGCCTATGGCTATGCTAACGGTGGTCTAGTCCACAAGAATGGTGTTTATGAATTGGCTGAAGGTGATATGCCAGAATATGTCATTCCAACGGATATCGCCAAACGTGGCAGAGCGTGGCAATTGCTTACTGAAGCAGTGGCACGATTCGCTGGTGATGCCCCACAAGGCAATCACGATAGCACTTCAGACCGTGAGCGTGTTTCTGTACTAGAAAGTAAGCTAGATATCATGATTGACCTACTCGGTCAGTTGGTAACTAACGGCTCTAACCCAATCGAAGTTAGAAACATCATCGATGGTAGAAGCGTGTCAAACGGGTTAGCGCCCTTTATGACGAAAGCAACAAACGATTATGAACGCAGACAAGCGTTGCTAGGAGGTAGCATTATTTGATAGGAATGTCAGTAACTTATGACGGTAAGAACTTAACTGAATTATTCAATGAAGGTCAAGGGCGTACCGTTCCAGTTGATGTCACTAAAAACGTGGCATCGAATTTCAACAACAACTATCAAGACCAAGGGCGTAGACGCTACGGTCAGCAATTCCTATATAGCACCTTGTCAGTCAAACAAATTCAAGTATCGTTTACCTTAGTTGGAAACTACGACTACTTTAATACCATTGCTGAAACGCTAGGCGGGTATCTCAACGTAGACAAGCCGAAACCATTGATTTTTGGCGATGAGCCTAACAAGGTCTGGGAAGCTATCCCGTCTGGTCAAGCGTCCCTTACAGTGGACAAAAACACCGCACCAATTACCGCAACGGTAACGGTCACATTCGATGTGCCGAAAAGTTACGGTGAGAACAAAGCACAAGCCTTGGTAAGTAGTGACGGTGAAACCAAGTACGGAAGTGTTAAGAAGGTTTCAGCTGGACACTATAAGGCTACGTTAAAGAATTTCGGTACGGCTGAAACCTACCCAGCTATTAAGCTGAAATTTAACTCAGATAACGGCTGGGTTGGGATTGTGAAGTCTTCTAGCGAAAGCTATGAAATTGGCAATCCCAATGAAGCTGATACCCAAAACGTAAAACGTTCGGAAATATTGCTAGATTATCGAGATGAAAACGGCATTCGAAAAGGCTTTGCGGTCGGCTCAAAAAACAACGGTATTTTCAATGACGATAGTGCTGATTTAAACGGAACGCTTGGGATTGTTGACGTCTTTAATCGCCCAAATATCGCACTGACTTCAAGAGGAAACGGAAGTAAGTTTTTGCAAGGAAGTTCGATTTCATGGGATATTCCAGTAGATTCGAACGGTGAAAGAGGTTCACTAAATGACTATATTTGGTGGAGACAAGTTTTTTGGTTAGGTTTGCCTAGCCAATATGGCTATCTCAAAATCTGTGTTTCCGATGATCAAGGTCGCTTCCTTTACGGTGTAGAGTCCAAGAAGAAAGAAAATGGTCTAGGTTGTGATTACAACATCACGACTACTGATGGCAAAGGCAGTTATCAAATCATCGACAGTAGGCATTTTCTGGGTACGCATTTAGACGAACACAACCCGTTCAACGCCCAACGTGGGTGGTCAGACATGGCACGTAGAGATGATGAATTAATCTTTTACTGGTGGGGTTCTTATTTAAAATACAAAGTACCTATTTTAAAAGGACGTAAGTCAGCAAAAGTTAGTATTTTGTTGTCCGGTGTCGGTCAGAGCCCGCTTGTAACTCACATGTATGTCGATAAATTTTGTTACCGCAAAGATTTTGTCAGTGCTACTGAGGATATCCCTAACCGTTTTGGTAAAGGTTCGGTGTTGGAAGTCGACATGTCAAAAGGCAAAACCTTTGTTGACAATCTGCCGGCATCTAATGAGTTAACTTATCTGTCAGAGCCGTTCGGTATCGGCACTGGTGAAACTGAAATCGACATTTACACATCAAGTTGGGTAAGAACTGACCCGACTATTGAAATCACTTGGAAGGAGCGTTTTGTTTAATGCAGATTTGGATTCATGACAAAAACATGCGTAAGGTTTGTGCCCTAAACAATAACGTTCCGGGCATGTTGCCCTACTCTAATAGTCAATGGCACACTTATCTTGAATACTCAACCAGTACATTCGATTTCACAATTCCTAAGATAGTGAATGGTAAAATGCACGAGGATGTAGCTTACATCAACGATCAGATGTATGTGTCATTTTTCTACGATAATACTTACCACGTTTTCTATGTATCTCAACTTGTCGAGAATGACACGAGCTTTCAAGCGACTTGTAACAACACTAACCTTGAGTTTGCGATGGAATCTGCACAGTCTCGCAAGTCGGATAAACCACAGAATATTGCTTGGTATTTAAAGGAGCTAGAATTATTAGGGAATGCCGGTCTTGAAATTGGTATCAATGAGATTTCTGACAAAACAAGAACTATCACGTTTGAATCTCAAAACGGTACTAAGTTAGAACAACTTCATAGCTTGATGAATCAATTCGACGCTGAATTTGTTTTTCGTACCGACTTAAACCGAGACGGCACTTTGAAAAAGTTTGTCATTGACATCTACCAACAACCAGACGAAAACCACCATGGTATCGGTAAGGTTCGAGGGGATGTTGTTCTCTACTACCAAAACGGGCTAAAAGGTGTTCAAGTTGCTAGTGACAAGACCCAACTATTCAATGCTGGGTATTTTGTGGGGCAAGAAGGGGCTAACCTTATCGACGTGGAGTTTGAAGAAAAAAACGAGCGTGGGCAAGTGGAGTTTTATTCTAAAAAAGGCAGTCCAATGGTATATGCACCGCTATCTATGGAAAAATACCCGTCCACATTGAAGGATAGTGACACAGATAGATGGACACGCAAGGACTTTGAGACAGAATACAAAGATGTCAATGCTTTAAAAGGTTACGCCTTGCGTACTATTAAGCAATATGCTTATCCATTATTGACCTATACCGTTGATATTCAATCTAGTTTTATTGAAAACTACAAGGATATCAATCTGGGCGATACTGTTAAAATCGTTAACAATAACTTTAGGGGTGGGTTGACCCTTGAGGCTCGTGTATCTGAAATGGTAATCAGTTTTGATATGCCATTGAATAATTCGGTTGTATTTACCAATTTCAGAAAGCTAGACAATAAACCGTCTGGCGGTTTGCAACAGCGCATTGATGAGATTGTTTCTAAATCATTGCCGTACCGTGTCGAGATTACGACAACCAACGGCACAGTATTTAAGAATGGTATTGGTCGCTCGACTGTTCGACCAGTCTTGAAACAAGGTGATAGAACTGTTAACGCTACATGGCGTTTCGTAATTGACGGCACTATTAAATACGTTGGTATGACCTACGACATGGTGGCATCACAGATTACCCAACCAACCGCCTTGACCGTATCTGCATGGGTAGATAACAAAGAAGTAGCTTCAGAAGAAGTTACTTTTTTAAATGTCTCAGACGGTAGAAATGGTGTTAAAGGTGACCCCGGACCTAAAGGAGATAAAGGCGAACAAGGCCCCAAAGGTGATAGAGGTAATGACGGCTTACCCGGTAAGAACGGTGTAGGCTTGAAATCTACCACTATCACTTACGGCATGAGCGACAATGAAACTACAATGCCTACGAGCTGGACTTCCAACCCACCTATTTTGGTTAAAGGTAAATACCTATGGACTAAGACACAATGGATGTACACTGACCTATCTAGTGAGACTGGATACCAGAAAACATACATCCCACAGAATGGCTCTAAAGGTGATGATGGTCTTCCCGGCAAAGATGGCGTGGGGTTAGTAAACACTACGCTACGTTATGCGAAATCTACGGACGGTGTTAATAAGCCGTCTGGGGTTGTGGTAGCTAATTTTCCTAACAAGATTAAGCCGGATCGGTCAAGTATCGATAATTTCATCATGACTGGCCAACGTGTCCGATTGGAACAAGGTAAGACTTATATCTTATCTGCCGAAACCAATGGAACATTCACCAACCAGCATAACCCAAACCAATCGACTGACAATGCTACGATTTGGCTTGTCAATCCAAGTTTCGGTACATGGTTAGTGATTTCTGACGGTAATACGGCTAACGGTACGAGATACACGCACAACCGTCCTACTGGTGACTATGAAATTCGTGTTAATGGTTATAAAGCCGACAATTCGACATGGGTTAAAAACATTGTATTCGAAGACGGTACATGGTCACCAGATATTCCAACGGTCAACCCCGGTGAATATCTATGGACAAGAACAACATGGTTCTATTCAGACGGTACGAGCGAACAAGGCTTTTCCGTTGCAAAAATGGGAGAACAAGGACCCAAGGGAGACCGCGGGAACGATGGTACCCCCGGTAAAAATGGTATTGGTATTAGAAATACCAGTGTCCTATATGGTCTATCTGTATCTGAAACCGTGCCACCAACATCGTGGTATCAAAACCCACCAGCTTTAGTTAAGGGACAATGGTTTTGGACCAAGACAGTTTGGACATACACAGATAACACCAGTGAAACCGGCTATCAAAAAACCTACGTCGCAAGAGACGGCAACGATGGTAATAACGGTATCGCTGGCAAGGATGGTGTCGGTATTCGAAGCACCACGATTACTTATGCACAAGGCACATCCGGAACAGTAGCCCCAACTACTGGTTGGACTAGTCAAGTACCTAATGTGCCAGCCGGACAATTCCTCTGGACGAAGACGGTTTGGAGTTATACGGATAACACTAATGAAACGGGATATTCAGTTTCTAAAATCGGTGAGCAAGGCCCACAAGGTGTTAAGGGTGACACTGGTGCGAAAGGTGATAGGGGCGAAAAAGGTGATAGAGGTTTGCAAGGCGAGCGTGGTTTAACCGGTCCTGCCGGTCCTCAAGGCTTGCAAGGTCCAAAAGGTGACCAAGGTATACCCGGTGTTAAGGGTGTTGATGGGAAAACACAGTATACCCATATAGCCTATGCTGACACAGTATCTGGTAGTGGTTTCAGCCAAACCGACACTAACAAGGCGTTCATCGGCATGTACCAAGATTTTAATACTACGGATAGTCGGAATCCACAAGACTATCGCTGGTCTAAATGGAAAGGTAGCGATGGCCGTGACGGTATTCCGGGCAAAGCCGGAGCAGACGGACGAACACCTTACGTCCATTTTGCCTACTCTGATAGTGCCGATGGTCGAACTGGTTTCAGTCTGACGCAAGACGGCACCAAGCGTTTTCTAGGGATATGTACTAACTTTGATAAATCGAATAGCACCAACCCGGCAGATTATACGTGGAACGACATGACGGGAAGTGTTTCGGTTGGTGGTGATAACCTAATCGTTAACTCAGCTTTTCCGGATAATCTTGATAACTGGGGCTTTTGGCAAACTCCACAACAGAACCCTAATCTGTCTGTTTCACAGCATCCGTATTACTACAATAGTGCTAAACCGCTATGCTTGCTTAAAACATCATCATCAGTACCAGCGTCTACGCCACGTTTTTCAGTCAAACGAAATACTGATTATTCGTTTAATATTCAAACGTTCGCCACTGGGAATATCAAGGGGGTAGACATCTATTTTCTTGGTCGCAAGTCAAGTGAAACGGGCAAGAATTACACAAAGGCGGTGCGTTTTAAAGCACACACTGGTTCACCGTCAGTCACCGGACTCGCTAAATGGCACTTAACATTTAATTCTGGCGAATGCGATGAAGGCTATATTCGTATTGATAACACGGGTACGACCAATGGCAGCGAGTCGATGTTATTCTTCACCGAGCTAGACTGCTACGAAGGAACGACTGACCGAGCATGGCAAGCGTCTCCGAAAGACCTAGCAAGCCAATTGGATAGCAAAGCTGACAGTGCGTTGACACAAAGCCAATTAAACCGATTGAATGAAATCAATTCGGTTATGAAAGCGGAACTAGAAGCTAAAGCATCCCTTGATACGCTCAATCAGTGGGTGAAGGCTTACCAAGATTTCGTTAATGCAAATAACGCCAATCGTGCACAAGCTGAAAAGAATCTTGCGGATGCAAGCGCTCGTGTAGCAAAACTAGAGAACAATCTGAATGATATGTCAGAGCGTTGGAATTTCATCGACAGTTACATGGCATCTTCAAACGAAGGGCTTGTCATTGGTAAAACGGATAATTCTAGCTCTATGCTATTCAATCCAAACGGTCGGATTTCAATGTTCTCGGCTGGTAACGAGGTAATGTATATTTCGCAGGGTGTCATTCATATTGAGAATGGTATTTTCTCAAAAACCATACAAATTGGACGTTTTAGGGAAGAACAAGATTTCATCAACCCAGACCGTAACGTAATCAGATATGTAGGAGGTAAGTAAGATGGCAGAATATTGGTCGAAAGAAGAACGGGGCTACCGTGTTCAAATGACGATTGACCAAGTCAGTCAGAATGTCGAAGCTAATACCAGCACCATTCGTGTTAGACTGACCTTGTTTAACCGTGAAAAGACGTTCACGCATATTTGGTGTAAGTGGTATATCGACGCTTTTGGTCAATACATTGGTGACATGGGCTTTGCTGACATGCCACAACAGAACTCACAAGTTCAATTTATTGATAAGACTATTACCGTCGAGCACAAGAACGGAAACAATGTCTTTGGCTCGATTGCTTACTTCCATAGCTATGGTAATGGTTCTGGACCTCAAGACTTAACCGTTGGTCCATATACCATTACTTTAGATCCGATAGCCAATGCTAGCGTCTTAACTATGCCTAGCAATGTCGTTTTAGGCGATAGTGTTAATTTCTCTATTGCTAAAAAAGTAGCTTCAGCTAAGCACACACTACGTTACTCATGGTATGGTCTCGACGGCAAATTAGCAGATAACATTGACACATCGTATAGATGGACGATTCCAGATAGTTTTGCTAACGATATCCCGAATAGTTCAAGCGGTTGGGGGACAATATTCCTAGACACTTACGTTGACGGAAAACTAATCAATACGCAATCGAAAACATTCACTGCTGGTTTGTCATTAAACAGAGTTAAGCCCACATTCTCTAGAATTGCGTTAGCGGATGCCACTGAGCTAACAAGGAATATTACTCAATCGGATAGGCACTTTGTTTCAGTGTTATCCAAAATCTATGCACGTTTTGATAATGTTCAAGCGAATTATGGAGCATCCATTACGGGCTACTTCATGGAAATCGTTGGGAATAATAACACGATTTCTGCACCTAACGGCACTTTCCGTGAAATTTCCGTCAATAAAGATACACAATTCACGTTAAGAGGGTATGTTGAGGATAGTCGAGGGATTAGGTCGGACACTTACGAAACGACTATCACCGTTTTAAATTACTTCAGTCCAACGTTGAAATTTGAAGCAACTAGGAGCGGTACAACCAATAGCACGCTAACAATTAAGCGTTTTGCCAAAGTAGCACCGCTTATGGTTAATGGCGTACAGAAGAACCTGATGAAGTTAACGTTCACCACTCGAAACGTCTATTCTGATACAGAGATTATTGACAATGGTGGAGCTGGTGGGAACTGGTCGCAGATTTCTGAATTTAACGCATCAAACGCTAATCTCGGTAATTCGTACCCAGCCGATACCTCTTATATCGTGGTCGGTAAGTTAGAGGATAAGTTTACCAGTGTTTCGTTCCAAGTTACTGTTCCAAGTGACCGAATCGTGATATCTTACGATAAAGAGGGTATTGGTATTAATAAATACCGTGAGCGTGGGGCCTTGGATGTCGATGGCTTAATTTACTCAAACCGCAAACAGATTCAGCACCACAAACTGACCGAGCCAAACGGTGCAGCAATGGATACTAAAGTGGATAACCTAAACGATTATAAAACCACTGGGTTTTATTCGATTTTAGGGAATTACAAAAACCATCCAGCATCGGGTGAGGGTGCTTACTTGGAAGTCGTGGAAAGTTTATCTGGATATCACCAAACACTTACGACTATATCTGGTCGGATGTTTAAACGGACAGTAACCAATAATTCCAACGGCTCATGGATTGAATACACGCCTAAACCAGAGAAACCGGAAAAACCCGAACCACCAGTGATCAGAAATGAAATCACTATTGGATACGGTGTTAAGCTGGCTCTTATTCGAAAAGGTAATCTAGTCGTTGCCAGTCTTGTTCGTGGAGTTTACAAAGTTGATGCGTCTTTGGAATATGCAAAACTCACCGAGAAGATTCCGGATGGTTTTAAACCTAACGTTCAAGTGCATCTGATTGCTAATAAAAACGTTAATTCTAAACACGTCGATACAGCCGTTTGGCATTTTTCAGCGGATGGGAGTATTAACGTCACTAATCAGCTAAGAGATAATGCCGTATACACTGGCACAGTCACATATCTAACAGAGGATAATTAAGAAAGGAAAATAATAATTATGTCACTTAAAATTACAAAACAACGCACAATCAATGCAGAATTTAATGTCGAAGAGGAAGGAGCTACAATCCTTGTTAAACAAACATTTATCAGCGTAGATTCCAACGCAGTCTCTACAGTTCAAGAAAATCTTCTAAACGCTGAACTCTATGCTAAACACCGTCAAGAAATGCGTACAGACGAACGTGCTCTACGTGAGTTGCGTTACAAAGTAGAAGACGAGATTTTGGCTGATACTACACAGGATTGATGCGTAAAAAATGGGGGTAATAAATAAAAGATGAATATTTCTGATTTGATTGACCACCTTGCCCCTACTATCGGTGTGATCGCAACGGGCTGGTTTGGTATGAAAGCTAGCAAGTCAGCTAATTTAAGCAAATCGCAATTCGGAGATTTAAAAAGCGAATTGGAAAATATCACTGATTCGGTTGAAGTCGTTCAACAAATCGGTGAATCAAACAACGAGAAAATCAACGAATTAAATGACAAACTAGCAGTGCATGATGAAGCACATCTTGTTACTATGTATCTACGCCTTGAGCGTGACATTAACAAGGAATTAGAGCGTGGGTATACCACTGTTCATAATTCGGATGTTATCCATAAAATGCACTCTAGTTACAAAAAACTAGGTGGCAACGGGTACATCGATGCCCTTTATAAGAAATACATTAATTTAGAAGTGAGGAACTAACATGAAAATTAACTGGTCTATTCGTTTTAAAAACCGTACATTCGTAACACGCTTTGCACTCGCATTGGTGTTGCCAGTTTTGGCTTACTTTGGTATCAAATTTGAAGATATCACTAGTTGGGGGGCATTGTTTGGATTGTTTGGAAAATTCTTGTCTAATCCATACTTGGTAGGCTTGACAGTGGTCAATGCCTTGAATATGTTCCCAGACCCAACAACGAAAGGTCTTAGCGATAGCGAACGAGCACTATCATACACTAAACCTTATGAGGACTAGCTTATGTCTAAGCTCATGACCTCTATCAACCAAATTCAAGGTGGTGATGTTCTCAAATCTGGGGACACCACTTCCGTCTTTGGTTTTGAAATTTTGGGTTACGATGGTAAACGCATGGAGCTGTCCGGCACTGGTAAGATCACACTGTCGAATGACGAAACAGTGGCATTGTATCAAGATGTTGCCGTTGAAAATGGGTTGTTCTCATTCTCAATGGGCAACGTGGTAGCTACTGGCACTTACTATCTTGAAATTAAACTGGATGGACATATTTTTCCATCTAATAATTTCAAGGTGAAAGTTAAGAGTTCGCTTAACATTGATAGTGCTATCCCATCGGACAAGAGCCCTAAGTTAAAACTACTAGCGGATGAATTGCGAGATTCTGGGTTAATCAGTGGTGGCACTGATACCACGGAAGACCTCGTTAATGTCTACAATCTTGCTAAAATTTGAAAGGAATAACTAAATGAGTAAATTACACGATTTTGCCCAAGCAGTCGGAGCGGATATCAAAGAAATTAAAGCATCGATTGCCAGCAAGGCAACTGGTGTCACAGAAGAACGCTTGACCCAAGCTATCACACAAGTTAAGGCTGATATCATTGGTGGAGCCCCCGAAAATCTTAACACACTTAAGGAAATCGCTGACAACATCGAAGCAGCGGGCGGGAATACCAACAGCGGTATTATCTCGAAAATGACTGAATTGGGTGGCCGTCTCGATACCATCGAGCAAGAAGACCTTGTGAACGTATATAACACAGCGAAAGCGTGAGCCTATGAGTAAGTTCACAGAATTTGCTCAAGCAGTCGGTGAGGATATCAAGGAAATTAAAGATAAACAATCTTCATCATTGTCTATCAGCCAAGCGTATGGGTTGTTTCCAACTTACAATAACTTTTTTCTACAGGTTTTAGAACAAAATAAATTTGCGGCAGACCCATTGGTTACGAAATCTCAACTACCTACAAACGAAATTGACACTTTAAAACAGAAAGTCGAAGAGTTGGAGAGAACTATCTCGGAGATTAAACAGAGTATTCAAAAATAATTATGAGAAAGGAGACCTATGACATCAAAAACACAGTTATTAAACACGCTTGAGAGCTTAGTCAACCAACGTGTCACTGTTCCTACAAATCCGTATGGCGGGCAATGTGCAGCTTTGATTGACTACGTTTTACAGTATGCGGGTTTATTTAATCTTGATTTCAGCTACATGAACGCCATTGATGGCTTAAGTCGTGCTGAAAATCTAGGACTTAAAGTCACACGGTTTAACGGTGCAAACAATCCACCAGTAGGGAGCGTTTGGGTGACTAACTGCTTGCCGTATCATCAATTCGGGCATATCGGTTTTGTTGTTTCTGAAAACCCAGACGGGACAGTTACCACAATCGAGCAGAATATTGACGGTAATGGTGACGCCCTCTATAACGGCGGGTGGACTCGCAAGGTTACTCGAAATCTTGATAGTGCTGGTAATTTCAGCTATATTGACTGGAGTGCACCAAGTCAGCAAATGGTTGGATGGTTTGAATTGCCGTTCGATGGTATGGCACAGAATAATTACTTTATCGACGTATCAGCGTATCAACCGGGAGATTTGACTGGAATCTGTCAAGCGTCCGGCACCAATAACACAGTTATCAAAGTGACCGAGGGCATGGGCTGGGTTAGTCCAGTAGCGACTCAACAAACTAACACAAGTAATTGTATTGGTTACTATCACTTTGCCCGTTTTGGCGGTGATGTCGCAACGGCTCAAGCCGAAGCAAATTACTTTATCAACAATTTGCCATCACACCCACGCTACCTAGTGTGTGACTATGAAGATGGTGCTAGCGGTGATAAGCAAGCCAATACTAATGCGGTGTTAGCATTTATGGATATCTGTAAGGCGAATGGTTTTGAGCCTATCTATTACAGTTACAAGCCTTATACATTGGCTAACGTGTATGTAGATCAGATTACTGCACGCTATCCTAACAGTCTATGGATTGCAGCGTACCCAGATTACGAGGTACGCCCAGAGCCTTATTGGGGTGTGTATCCAAATATGGAACATACACGCTGGTGGCAGTTTACAAGCACTGGTCTAGCTGGTGGATTAGATAAGAATGTAGTCATTATTAATGATGGTGACAGTTTAGTAAATAAAGAAGAGGAAGAAGAAAATATGGATTATGTAGTACGTAGCGAAAGCGGAAGCCAAGGATATCTTGGTGTAGTTAATGGCCGTGTGTTTGGTATTGGTTCAATGGGTACAGTAGACGCTCTACGTTCAGCGGGTGCCAAACACTTGACCTTGCCAGACGATGATTTTGACCGCTTCTTGAATAGCCAATCAAACGACACGGCAGCAGTATCTAAAGCAATCAGTGAAGCTAGCGCATCAGTGGTTAAAGCGATTGAAGAACGTGCACAAGCAACACAAGGTCAAACTGGTGTATAATTAAATAAAAGAACCACGAAAACTAAAAAACGAAAAGGAGTATATCACCTCCCCTCACACTGCAGTAGGGATACCATGGCAGTAGTGGTCGAAGCCTCAGCATTGTGCTGGGGCTTTTTTTATTTGGTATAATATAAGTCCATCATAGGCAAGAGTTACGAGGTTATCTCATAGCTCTTTTTTATGTTTGTGATTTTCACAGATAAGTGATATCATAACTTCGGAATACTTGGCGTCTTTCGATAAATATTCTCGAACTGTCCCCGGCTTTTAGTCGGGGGGTTTTTATTTTGCAAAAAACTGAATTTCTTTATCAAAAGTGTTGACAATTTATAGTATATGTACTATACTATAAATGAAGATAAGGAAAGGGAGTAAGAACCATGAAAAAAGAACTTATGACAAACGCTTGGGGAATCGCTAAAAACGCCGCTAAAAAATTCGGTGGAAAAGCTATCGAGTACATCGCAGGGGCTATGAAAATGGCATGGGCTGCTATCAAAGATAGTGACACTAGCCTTGCTAAATTCCAAGCAGTTGAAGCTAAAATGCGTAAATCTGGTAAATGGTCAATGGTTGAAGTGCTAGATGCCGCTAAAGTGGTTAAATTTAACGAAGTAATGCACAAAGTAGGTGCTTACTACGGTATCGAAGTAGTAGCCGACGGTTCTAACATTGGTACTTACTACATTTCAGAAAAAGTTTGGGAGGTAGCATGATGGACGCACAAACAAAAGCAACTAAGAAATGGAACAAGGAAAACAGAGCACATCGCAATTATCTGTCAAAACGTTCGTCCGCTCGCAGCTTTATCAGAAACCATGCTACGGGTTCTGATTTGAACGAGCTAGAGGAATTAATCGCAGAAAGAAGGGACGCACTCATGACTGATACAGAAAGAAAAATCAAAGAACTTATCCAAGATGTATATGCCGACGAATTGAAAGAGCAACCTTGGGAAGAAGTTGCTGACATGCTAGATTTCTGGAGAGACAAAGACGGCGACTTGCTGATTGAAGGTCGTGGCATGAAACCAATTGACGGCGTGGAATACGTGGGGTACGCTGACAACGGCGTTATCTGGGAGCGATAAAAGACTAGGGTTATCCTAGCCTTTTTATTCATTTACTATAGGTTGTGATATAATATTATAAAAGAGTTGGTATTCTTCGCTTAGAAATTGCATATTAGCTCTTTTCTAGTGGTTTTTCATATTTGGTCAAGGGACTGCTTCGGCAGTTCTTTTTTTGTCCACATTTCTGTCCACCTTTTTAAAAAAACTACAAAAACAAATAAAAATAAAAACTATAAAAACCTTGTTAAATTAAGTCTTTGTAGCTTTTATTTATTTCTATTTTTACCTCGATATCGTTGGCAGGGGACATTTTTAAGCCTTTAACCATGTGGTTTTTAAGCGTTTTGTCCACATTTTTTATCTTTTTATCGTTATGTTCTTTATGGGCTTGTAACGAAAAGGTTTTAAGCTAGTTTGCTCAAAATTTAAGCTAAATGTATTTGACGCCTATTGAATTATAGGTGTTTTTTTGATAAGCAAAAACCCTAGTCAGGATTAGTCCTAACTAGGGTTCAAAATAGAATACTGGTGATGTTTAGTATTCTGTTATCTCATTAATTGGAATTGGCA